GAAGAAAATAAAGAACTTGCCCGGAAGCGTAAACGGAAACTAAACTACATCAGCAATATCCTCGTGATTAAGGATACTGAGTCTCCTCAGAATGAGGGTAAAGTGTTTAAATTCACTTATGGCAAGAAAATCTTTGACAAGATTATTGCAGCTGCTAAGCCAGAGGAAGATTTGGGTGAAGATCCGATCAACGTGTGTGACCCACTGAGTGGAGCAGATTTTCTACTTCGCCAGACAGTTGTTGCTGGATTTCCAAACTATGATTCTTCAAAGTTCACTAGTAAAAAACCAATTTTTACTGGCGATAAAGTAAAAATTGATACAGTCCTTGCTCAATGTTTTAATCTTGGTGAAGAAATCGCTGCTGATAAGTTCAAGACATATGATGAGTTGAAAGACAAGTTTATGTGGGTCACTGGTCAAAAGGAAGCTAAAGCTGCCAAGAAGCAACAAGCGGAAGATTATGATAGTGAACTAGATGAACTGACCAAAATCGCCGCATCAGATGCTCCTCCAGCCAAAACCAAAAAGACTGCTAAAGTAGAAAAGGCTGTTGAATCATCTGATGACAATTCAGATGAAGATTTTTTCCGCAGTCTCATCGAGGACTAAGTTCTTATATGGCTAGGTAGATTTCTGGTGTTGTATTTCTTGTGTGACACAACACAGTATACATCACCACTATCGAATCCATTTAAGTTATGATATTCCTCTTTTATTAATAATCCATTAAAGTGTTGGGTTGTATATTCCTTTTTGGTTTTAATGCAACACACTCTTTCTATTTTAAATCGCAAAATACGAGCTTTACCGATCGCTTTTTTATGTTCATCGGTTTTCTTAACACCCTTTGATTTATCACTAGCTATTTTCCCTAGATATTCTAAATATCCGGGTTCATATAATATTTTATAATGTTTTGTCCATGAATTAACAGTATATGTTTTTCTATTAATAAGACAACAAATAAAGGGTGTTGTGTGCATAATAGCATTATTTTTATTAATTTTATCTGCATGCGCCTTTGATTTTGGTTTGCGCATCTTTTGTTTAGTAATTTCACTTTTAAAATGAGTTAATCCTGTACTTGCGCCGACCAAATTTGGATTAGAATGAAATTCCAAAACAGATACCGCAAAACACTCACCCGTTAATATATTTTTTGCAGTTACCATTCCTTTCTTTAAAATAGAATTATAAATTCTATGATCTGTTCTTAGTAAGGTATATGCTTTAGATGATATTTTCCTATGAATTCTTTTCTGATCAGAAGATATTTGTCCATCTGTCATACACTTAAATGCATATGTCATACCAGACCAATCATATGATTTCCACAATAACCAATGAGCAATAAAATGCTGTCTCTCGGTCAGAACGGCAGAATTCCAAGGATTATCTATAAAGTTTGAATATTCTGGAAATAAATCTTTAGACTTAGGACAAATGTGATGATTTTCTGTGTATACTTCAGGAGATGGTGTCTTGTTCTTTTCTAAACAAGAGTTAATGAAGTTAAAATAACGACGCAAATAATGAGAATTATTTGGTTTTGATGATAGAATGGAATAAATATCCATGGCTGGCTCCTTGTGTAAAAATGATAGGACTAGAGGTAGTAGAAGGTGGAACTTCGTGACTACCAATTATTTATGGTAATCGACCAGTTGCTTGAAGATTTTTTCAAAAGTTTGCTTTCTGACTAATTAATCTACACATATTCCGTTCTGTGTTATAATTGTTTTAACAAAAGGAAACAATATGAACGCAGAACGTCTGGATAAATTCTCAAGTGCATATAAAATTGCTTTGATCGATGCTGTTAATGACTATCCAATGGAATATTCCTTTCCGGTTGAGCAAGTGGACTTGGTAGTTGAGAGAATGCGATCTGCTTTTATTGAGCAATCTTATAACAAAGAAGGTCGCGCAATCCGAGCAGTGTGTCGAATGCTCAATATCCGTCATACCTATAAAGACATTAACACATTTTTTATTGGAGAATAGTATGAAAAAGATTATTGTAGCATTAGTATTTGTGATTTCCGGTCAAGCCATTGCCGGGCTAAGTGATGGTGAAGCTGCTATTCTGGGAATTTTCATTGGATCACAAATTCAGCGAAATTCTCAGAATCAGGAATATCGACAACCTCAACGGGTTTATCAATATCGGAATTCTAATCCAGATGTATATCGTGATCCTTGTTTTAACTCATACTCAAGTGTAGAAGCGGCATATTGCCGCGGAGCAATGGCGAGACAACAAGAAATCATCCGTAATGCTGAATCAGATGCTTATAATCGAGGTTACCGCGGTAACTAAGAACACTAAATACAATTAGACCAGGGTAGATCATAACGGTCTACCCTTTTTTTATGAACAACAAATGAATCTATTTTCCAAATTAATCCACAAATTTTCACACATAACCAAAAGTAATGTTGGTGACATAGTATCATGGCGCGATAACGACAAAATCTGTATCGCGTTTATGTGTTCTGGTTGTGGTGAGGTAGATAAGAGTTCAATTTCAATAACACAATATGAGGAAAATGAAAAATGTCAGACACAGTAATTTTAAAATTAAATGACGGAACAGAAATCCTAGCAACAGCAGAAGAAAAGAACGGTGTTTATATTTGCACAGATGTTCTGCAAATTGTATCTGAGCCCGATGCCACGACAGGTCAAATGCGTATGGGATTCATGGAATTCATGCCTTATTCATCTGGTCAAATTGCCATTCCTACTAATATGGCAATTCTTACTACACCATCGGAAGACTTGGATAATTTCTATCGTGAAAAATTCGGTAAAATTATCACAACACAATCTAAAATTATTCTCTAATGGTGGATGTTGTCAAACTCACTTTAGATGAAATTAGAAAGGAACCTATCAGTATACAATCACAAGTGAAAGTATTTCTATGGGCGATGATTCTAATACCATGGTCATTTTTAGTGCATATGTTTTTTACAGTCACTGGTATATTTAAAATTCCAGGTAATGTAATAGATATTGTTACTCTCGGTGAAAAAACAAAAGCTGCAATAAAACGGAAATCCAATGCCAATATATAATTTCAAATGCTCTGAGTGTGATGCCGACCACGACTTAATGAAAAAAATTAGTGAGCGTGATTCGACCTCAGAAGATTCTTGTCCATCATGTCAAAAAATTGGTACATTAAATCGACAAGTAGGTGCCCCGCTTGTTGGTTATTCAACTTATGTCAACGGTGCGGGTAAACCTCCAGAAGGATTCAGAGAAGTCCTGCGTAGAATCCACCAACGTGCCCCTGGGTCGCAAATGGACCGCACTAGTTCGTTTTTAACCTAACAAGGAATTTTTAATGACCCGTCGTAACAATACTCGTAGATCAGCGTTAACATCTAGTCAAAACCCTCAGACGGAAAGGGTCGCTAAACGACTAGCTCGGCAGCAAAAACACATCGAAAAGGATCTGTTGTCAACCAGCCCATATTTGCAACCATCTGGATTTGCCGCAAAAGTGCGCACTATTAAGTTTGGTGATATCAAACAGTTGGAACCACTTACAGATACCCAGTCTGATTTTTTCGAATCATATGAAAATAACGATGCAGATGCATATGTTCTTTATGGATCTGCAGGCACGGGAAAATCATTCCTTGGAATGTACTTTGCCCTACAAGATGTTCTAATGCAAGAATCTGTTTATAAGAAAATTATTTTAGTTCGTTCAAGTGTACAAAGTAGAGAACAAGGGCATTTACCAGGTACCGCTGATGAAAAAATGGTTCCATTTGAAGAACCATATCATAATATTTGCGCAGACCTGCTAGGACGTAAAGACGCATATGAAAAATTAAAAGATACTGGAATTCTAGAATTCCATTCTAGTTCATTTCTGCGCGGCAATACATTTGATAATGCCATTGTTGTTGTAGATGAAGTACAGAACTTTAAATTTTCTGAACTTTCAACTGTTGTCACCCGACTTGGAAAGAATTCAAAAATTATCATCTGTGGTGACGGAGCTCAAAATGATTTAACTATGAATAAAAATGATGTTTCTGGATTTCGAGATTTCTTGGCAGTATCAAAGAATATGCCAGAATTTAGACATTTTAAATTCACAACAGATGATATTGTAAGAAGTGCGTTTGTCAAGAGTTGGTTAGTACAATGTGAGCGACTTGGATTATAATGGAATTTAAACGATATACAGAAAAAGAACTGTTATCGTTTAAACTTACCAGAGATGACTCTAGAAATGAAAGATACTATATTGCTGAAAACGGCACTGAGTATCTTTCAGTCACATCTTTTGTTGGTAAGTTTTCAAACGGTAAAGATGATATTGAAAGATGGAAAGCAGCAGTTGGTGAAAAGGAAGCAAAGAGAATTGTAGATGCCGCATGTGAGCGTGGTACGGCAATACATCTGGCATGCGAAAATTTACTACTAAATAAACCGTGGCAAGACATCTCGATGTTTTATCGTCAAGATTTCATTGCTATGAAAAAGCATCTAGAAGAAAATGTGGATGATATTTTTGCTCTTGAACACCAGATGTTTAGTAATAAACTAAAACTGGCTGGTACCGTGGATTGTATAGCAAAATATCAGGGTGAAATGTGTATTATTGACTTTAAAACATCAAGTCAATTAAAATACAGATGTGATATCAATACTTACTTTTTACAGTGCGCCGCGTATGGAATTATGCTTTTTGAAAGATACGGTATTAGAGTAAATGAGCTAGTGATTCTAATGTGTGTAGAAGGTGATCCACAAATACAAGTTTTTAAAGAACCTTTTGCCAAGTGGGCAAGGGAAATAGTCAAATTAACAGGAGATACAATATGAGAATGAATGATACAAATGGTCTACTAGAACTCCTAAGTATTGAACCGCAAGAACAACGCGCTGGTATGATTAAGACTCAGAAACAAGAGATGTTTCTACACCAAGTATTTTTGGACGAGGATATTGGAGCTCCATCAAAATATCGTGAGTTAATTAGTGCTTTATATAGTGCGTCTGAAATGGATGTGTTTAATCTAATTATTAATTCAAGTGGTGGTGCAGCTGCATCATGTGGTGCAATCGTTGAGGCAATCCAGGGAACTGACGCCACTGTACGAGCAGTTCTTTTAGGTGATTGCCACTCGGCAGCATCTATCATAGCCCTAAACTGCGATGAAGTAATTGTATCAGACTCTGCCACAATGATGATTCATACCGCAAGTTTTGGTACATCTGGCAACACTCATCTAGTTAAAGGATATGTAGACTTTTCACATAAAGTAATTAATAAATTACTAGATAAGACATACACTGGATTTCTGAGTGAACAAGAATTGAACAATGTTAAAATGGGTCATGAAGTTTGGTTAGATTCTGAGGAAATTGGTCAACGATTAACCAAGCGAGCAGAAATTCAAAAAGCAGAATATGAAAAATTGCTAAAAGAAGAAACCAAAGCAAAAAAGCCAGTGCCTAAAAAAGCACCAGCTAAAAATACATAACTTATGTAATAATCGAAAAAGGGAACCAGCTGGTTCCCTTTTTGTTTTATGTCTTTACATCAAATCTAGATTTCCACAAATTTAATTTTGAATCAAATAGAGTAGCACTTGTCTTATCTAAAAAGTAGGTTGATGCGAAGTCAGATGGAGACCTAATACTTCTACCAATCCCCTGTAAGATTTTATACAATGTAATTTCTCGGTAAATTTCACTATACTCATTGGCTATTTTTTTAATCCTAGGATCACCCATACTTGCATAAGGAGACTTTATAATAATCTGGAATCTGGAATCATCATCTGGAAAATCCAATCCCTCGAATATACTAGGAGATAATAGAACTGCAGCACCACTATGCTTTTTAAATTCCCTCACAACATCCGATGCATTTGTTCCTTGTGTGTGTTCAAATATTTTAGTTCCCTTTGGAATTTTTGATGCTAGTGTTTTAGTTACATAAAATGACGGAGTTAAGATAATTCCCTTTTCATTCTTATGATGATCTACAATATGAGAAATAATCTTGGACATATCAACAAAAGTGGCTGGGTCTTTCATGGCTTCAAAATTTAGATTATGTTTGCCTAGAAATAAAATAGGGCGCGACTTAGGAGAAAATGTTTGAGGCGCCTCTATAAATGCAGTTGAGTTTTTATCCAAGTCCATTGTAGTCTCGGCAAATGATGGGCTCATAGTCGCAGTCATAAAGAGATTATATTCACCGAGTAACATACTCATCATACTATTAATAAAAAGAGGCTTTATCGAGAATTCTCCCTTCACTGTATCATCAAATACATGCTCATATTGGTGTTTAAAGAATCCGTCAATTCTACTAACTAGCCCGTCAAATTTTGACTTTATTTTAGTAAATCTGCTCTTTGCCATTAAATCTGGAACTAGAGCAGCCTGAAATGTACAAATTTCTGAAATACTAGAATATATTTTACATAGTTTTTTAGTATATTCTTGATAATTATTCTTATTAATCATACCTGTTTTTACCGCATTTTTAAATAGAATCAAGTCGGCACTTTGAGCATCTCCCTTTCCATTCATTGAGTTGCAGTCTTTAATATAAAGATCAATGGTGCTTTCGGATACAGTAATTGTCATCTGAGAACAAAATACGTCATTAAGTAAATGAGCCTCATCAAATACTTGTAAACTTCGATCTTTCATATGAGTCGACCAAAGTTTAGAAATCATCCAATAAGCATAGTTTGTAATTAAATGCTCAGTTGTGTTTGTAAGTGCCCGGGTTCTTTTAAATTCACAACCACTACAATGTTTAGCTATCTCAGCTTCAGAGAGATGATTACGGACACAATCATCTCCTGTTGCCTTTTCATTACCCATTTTATTAAAGTATCCACATTTATAATTGGAAGCACCCTTAATACGGAAAAACTTTCGATCACCAAGTTTTTCGAATGAATCTGCATATTGATTCACTAGAGCATTTGTCGATGAAAGATAAACTGCAGCAAGCGTTCCCTTATTAATCACATTAAGGCATTCTCCGACAACTGCTGCGATCAGTGATTTTCCCATACCAGTGTCTCCACACAGAATTACATTCTGTTTCTTATTATCTAGATATTGTGTGAGGATATCATTCACCAACTCTACTTGACCAGGTCTTGGGCCAAACCCTAGTTGGGTAAAACTTTCATTGATTAGCTTTTCACGTTTGATTGACACTATGTGTTCTTTCTTTAATAACAATGTTTTATTCTATTAGGTTTAGTGATCAAAGTAAAATTTTAGTTTTCTGCAGATTTTCTAGGAATTTTCGCAAATCGTGTTTTTCGTGTTTTCTGCTACCAGCAAAGCTATACTGGCACTAGATTTGGTGCTATTGATTTTGGTTAAAAAGTAGGTTTTTACTAATTCCTTATGGATTACACATCATTTTTCTGCTACCGACAAATCTAGTGCCAGTATAGGTTTGATGCTATAAAAATTGGTTAGAATTTAGTCTAAAATGATCACTAAGATTTTTTAGACAAGTGAGAAAACCAGTGTTATAATTTAAATAACAACGGATAATTCTAAATAGTTTAGCACGTGTTACTCCGTAAACGGCTAATTGTCCTAAGGGGAATACAAATATAGACTATAAATATAGACTATAAACAAGACTAGATGAACGCAGTGAATCTGGTTGTGCAACAACCTACATTAAAGTATTATAGCTATAAATCTAGTGTAGTAACTAATAAACAACTTTACTGGCGTAAAGTTGGCTGCGCAGTCTATGGATTAGTATAGAATTATAATATACACATATTAGTTTTTGCAGTATAATCACCATCTTTAAGGAGAACATATATGAATGAGAAATTTTCAATCGGAGCTATCACATCAATAACCCAATTACCAACTAATAATGTAGGTACTACTATCTTCAACAATTCGAATTGGACATCGGATATGAAACTAGAACCTAGTCCTAGTGACTTTGTTGTCACTAGTAAATCCATTAATCCATTTGAAGTTCCCAAAAAGAAACACAATCACTACTTTAAGGATGTGTCGCATCTTAACGAGATCGATGTATACCGAGTGATTGAGTTGTTTGGAATAGTAGACCCTTGTCTACAGCATGCACTCAAGAAGCTGCTTGTCACAGGTGGTAGAGATGGTAATAAAAGTAAAGAACAAGATGTTAGGGATGTCATCGCATCTTGTAACCGTTGGTTAGAAATGCAAGCTGAAAATAAGAAATGATCAAATTAATCAAAGAGTTAGCTAAACAAGCCAATGAAGATACCCGATCACTAATGATCATGGAATATGCAAATTTCGAAAGTCATTTATATGAAAGATTTGCTGAATTAGTAGCCATGAAGTGTGTTGAGCTATGTGAAGAATCTGGTCCCAATGATCATATTGATTATACAGTTCAGAGAATTAAAACCCAATTTGGATTAAAATAATGCCCTTTATCGAATATACCAACGGACATATTTCTAGGTGGGATGATACTA